AATTAAATAATTTATATAGGAGATGATTATATGCCAAAGCTTGCGCCTGACCTTGCTGGAAAGAAATTCGGAAAATTAACCGCTGTTTATAGAATCAAATCAGAAGGAACTATAGGTAGTGGGAAACCTGCTCTGTGGATGTGTAAATGTGATTGCGGAAATACCAAAATCATGAGTTCTACAAGGCTTATACATGGAAAGACTGATAATTGCGGATGCATGGATTCTAAATGTAGAAACAAAAAAGGTCAATTTGTAAAAGGTGAAAATGTAAAAGATATTTCCGGCGAGAAATTCGGGAAGTTAACAGTATTGAAATTAGATAAAATTGTTAACAGGAAATCTTATTGGATTGTAAGGTGTGAATGCGGAACAATAAAATCAGTAAGAAGTGATACCCTTAAAGTCATTACTTCTTGCGGATGTAATAAGAAAAAACAAGACATTATTAATTTAGGCATAACAAATCACCACGAATTGACTCATCACCCTGTTTACAGTATATGGAATGCAATGATTAATAGATGTGGTAATCCACATAACAAACATTACAACAACTATGGTGGGCGGGGTATTAAGGTCTGCGAAGAATGGAAAGATATTCGGATTTTTTCAAAATGGGCTGATGAAACAGGTTTTGAACCAAATAAGAATCTCTCTATTGAAAGAAAAGACGTGAATGGCGATTATTGCCCTGAAAATTGTTGCTGGATTGACAGAAAGTTCCAAACGCGCAATAGGAGAAATACTGTTATGCTTAAAATAGATGGCGTTAATAAGCCACTTTCAGAATGGTGCGAAATATACAATGTACCATATGAAAAAGTTATCGGAAGATATTACAGAGGAATACAGGCAGCAGATGATCTATTTTATAAAGGCAATTTGCAGATGAGAGATTTAGGAAGAGAGTAGGCACCGAAGCCACCATGCCGGTATATAAAGCAAGTGTAAAAATCATGCAGAGCATCAGAAAAATTGCAAAAGAAGTGTTTTCATCGTAATTCAACACCTGATAGCACTGAATAGCACCTTGATATTTGATATACTATAACATATAAAAGCATCTACCGGAGTGGTGGGTGCTTTTTTCATGCAAAAAACATAGAAAAGGAGAATGTAAGCATGTTAGTAGAAACAATGATTATCAAAAAAGTAGAAACGAGCATTGTCACAAGCCTAGATGTCGCAGAAACTTTTGAAAAAGAACATAAAAGAGTATTGCAGGACATTAGAAATTTAGGATGCAGTGAAGAATTCGGACAGCACAATTTCGTGCTTTCCTCATACACAAGCATCCAGAATAAAAAACAACCTATGTACTGCATGACGAGAGATGGATTTACGCTTCTTGTTATGGGATACACTGGCGAAAAAGCCATGAAGTTCAAAGAAGGATACATTCGCCAATTCAATGCAATGGAAAAAGTTCTTCTGGGAAAAATCAGAGAACGAGACAAAGGCATTGCAGTAAGACAGGCATTGACCAATGCGCTTAAAGAATCACAAGAAAATGAGAGAATGCATGGTCATGCATATTCGACATATACAGATATGGTATATCGCACATTGTTTGGTAAAACTGCAAAACAGCTTAGAGAAGAAAAAGGAATTTCTACTAAAGACAATCTAAGAGATTTTCTCACCGAAGAAGAACTGAAAGCAGTTCAGTCAAAAGAAATGCTTGTCAGCGGATTGGTTGATTGTGGATGGGGATATTCTCAAATAAGAGATTTCCTTAAAGGCCAGTCTCAAAATATGTTAGAACAGGCAGGGTGATATAAAATGCCAGACACGATTAACAACCCAGTATCAGAAGTATTTTCTAGGTGGAGTAAAGATATTCAACCAACAGTCGGCAAAGGCAATTTTTCCATGGAAAAAAGCCAGACAATAGCATCTGGCAAAACGAAATACGCCAGATTATTCATGATGGGAAATCCCACACAGTCAACAAGCCTTGAAGGTCACGAATGCGCAACAATTCTTTCATTTCAAGTGGAAAGTTACGCATCTGGAACAAAGGCTTTATCGACTGCATATGAAATCGACAGTAAGAGTCATCAAGCCATGATTTCAATGGGTTTTCGCCGGACATACGGACCAGAAGAAGTTGCGAACTCTGAAAAGAGTTTTAAACGAATCATAAGCCGGTACAGCAGAATTTACACCGGGCAATTATTGGAAGCGTAACAGCTTCTATTTTTTATACCAAAAAAAGAAAGGAGAGTGTCCCTATGAGTAAAGATAAATTACATTGGCTGAAAGCTGCGGGAATCAGAGCTGTTAAGACAATTGCTCAGACAGCAGTTGCAACAATCGGAACCGCGACAGTCCTTGGAAACGTTGACTGGAAGATGGTCGTATCCGCGTCCGTTCTTTCCGGCGTTTTATCCTTGCTTACATCTGTAGCAGGGCTTCCAGAACTGAAAACAGGCACAGATGAATAGAAAGGACGGTGATCCTTTTATCTCCCGGATGCAGGGTTACGCATCAGAGCCACATGGCTCTTTTTTATTGTGATTTTATAGCTGAAAAGCAGAAAGGAGCCGAATATGGCAGATAAAGGAAATATAGCAGGCGTAAGTACCGTTGGTTCGCTTACCGGATATGCAGTTGAAACAACAGCAGGTACTAAACCGACAGCATTTAAACTTCTTCACAGAATCAATGCTTCTGATGAAATCAAAATTGACGTAGAAACTATCGACGCTTCTGCACTTGAAGATGAAGTCGAAAGAACTATCGCAGGACGTGGTTCTACAGGTGGTACATTCAACGTAACTGTGAACGTGACCGATGAAACTATCACTGAATGGGAAACCTTAATCAGCGAGTACAAAACAGGAAAAGCCGACGGAAAATCTATGTGGTACGAAGAATACTTCCCTTCTCTTAAAAAAGCATTCTTCACAAAAATCGAGCCGCCGACAATCATTCCTAAACCGGCGAGAGATCAGAACGGCCTGTTAACCGTCGAAATGTCTCTTACTATCAATGAATATGTCGGCCCGAGTGAAGCAGTAGTTCCAACTGACAGCAGCCTTTAAACACATTTGGGAGGACAAATAATATGTATAAAGTTTTAAAAATCGGCGGCAAAGACTACAAACTTGAATATGGGATTGAAGCATCACTGTTTGATGATTGCGTGAAATCTGTGATGAATATGTTAGTTTCCACAAGCGGCGGAACGGACAAGAGTCTCAGGGAGATGGTTTCTGGAATGAGTAGCATTCCGAACACTGCACTCAATGCGTTCTATGCCGGATTACTTCAATACCATGGCAATCATTCTGATGGTGATGGCACTGTCCCGGATTTTGATACTGCCAAAAAACTTGCAGCGCAGTATATGTCTGAACATAAAGATGATGAGCAGGGCAATTTCTACGGTCTCTTCTCTATGTGTATCGAACAAATGGAGGAAGACGGTTTTTTCAAATTAACCGGTCTGGAAACGTTCATGGACAACTTGAATGCGGCGATGGACTCTGTGAAAGCGAAGAAAGCACCGAAGAAGCCGACAGATCACTTGAAAAAAGCTACAGCGAAATAATCTGGGATGAATTATACCCAATGGCTGTGCGTATTGGAATGTCAAAAAAAGAATTTCTCAGGAGCACTCTTAAAGACCTGAGAATCCGTATAGAACAATATGGAATCTCAAAAAATGAAGAAATTAAGTCGCAGTTGATAAACATGGACTATCAGTCGTGGCTGACCGGATTGTACGTGAAAACAAGTGTTTTGTGTACATTGTTCCCGAGAAAGGTTAGCTATCCGAGCAAACCAATTACGCAGGAAAAACAGAATAATTGGGTTGAACACAATCCAGATATGCCAAAGAAATCAGAAGCAGAACTAAGACAAGAAGAACGTTACTACGAACTTCTTATCAGGCAGGCAAATGCAAATATATCTGAAATAGGTAATGAAAAGGGCAAGCAGGATGAATAGTAGTCTTGCTTGCCCTTTATTTTTTTTGAAATAAAGGAGGTGCTTATATGCCTGACAACACAATAGATAGCCTTGCGATAGAGGTCAGCAGTAACGTATCAAATGCAAGTAAATCCATTGATGATTTATGCAATAAACTGAATCGCCTGAGCAGTCGTATGTCTGAGAGCATCAAGTATCTCAGAGACTTTTCAGCTTCCGTCGGTACGGTCAACTCTGCTGTTCAAGCACTTAAATTGGACAGGCTTGATTTATCAACGATAAACAGTCAATTGCAACAGTTTACGCAGTCCATGAGTGCGCTCGGTAGCCTGAACTTGAGAAACAACGGATTAAACTCATTCGTAAATGCAATCCGCAGATTGAACGAAACATTAAATTCCACAGGTGATGTGTCTGGAAAGATTCAGAGCATGATTTCTGAGCTATCCACGCTTGGCAGTATTCCAGACGTATCAAACAACGTGAACCGGTTTATTTCTTCGTTGGCAAGATTGGCGAATGCAGGCAGCTCTATTGATGCAGTTACATCAAAACTTCCAAATCTTGGTGAAGAACTTAGAAAAATCATAGTTTCATTCTCTGGAATAGGTAATATTTCTCAGCCAATTAATACATTTGTTCAGTCAATATCTCAGTTGGCAAATGCAGGAGATAAAACCGGAAAGACAGCAACTCAGCTTAATGATCTGGCAAATAGCCTAAAATCATTCTTCCAGACGATGAGTACCGCTCCTAGAATCAGTAGCAGTACAATTCAAATGACTCAGGCTGTTGCTCAGTTGGCAAATTCTGGGGCGAATGCCGGTAGAGCGGCAAGGTCTACTGCAAGTGCATTTTCAGGATTGGGACAGGGTGCGGCCACTTCGACAGGAAAGGTCAGAAAACTTGCAAACGCCGTTGGAAGTGTAGGAAGCAAGGCAAAGAAAAGTTTGCCTAGCATCATGTCTCTGGTGGCAAAATTCTGGACGTTGAAATTTGTTGTTGGAAAATTTGGAAGCGCAATTGAAAGTTCCATGAATTTTCTCGAAGATTACAACTACTTTCAAGCGGCGTTTCGTCAGGTAGCAGATAAAGCAGGAGAAACTTGGTCAGAGGCAGGCTATGATTCTGCGGAAGCTTATGCAAATTCATTTAGTAATAGAGCTAGAGAACTTACATCCAAAATGTCTGGGTTCGATGTTTCCGATAATGCGATTTTGACCGCAAATAAATCAGGTAAATCACTCGGTATGGACCCGTCCATGCTCTTGAATTATCAAGGCCAGTTTGCACAGTTGTCGTCCTCCATGGGAACAACTTCTGAACAGGCATTAAAACTGTCGAATGCACTGACTATGATCGGTGCTGACCTTGCATCTGTTAAGAATCTTGATTTTAGCACAGTTTATGAGAACTTATCCTCTGGATTAGTAGGTATGAGCCGTGCTGTAGACAAATATGGTGCAAACATTCGTGTGGCAAACTTACAGCAATATGCGGCAAATCTTGGTATACAAACGTCTGTTTCTAATATGGACCAGGCAAGTAAGGCAATGCTGAGAACGATAGTAATACTGGATTCCACCCGGTACGCATGGGCGGATATGGCAAATACGATAAACGATGGCTGCGAGCTATCACTTGTCGCCTAATATAGCAATATATTAGTGAAAATCGAGCAAAATCGGTGAAACCTAAATTGAGTTCCCATATTCCTAAAGAATGTGGGGTGGTACTATTAACAAAGAATATATAGTCTATAAGGCTACCAATAAAATAAATGGAAAAATATATGTAGGAAAAACTTATAATTTTGAGAAGAGAAAGAAAGAACATATCTATGATATTGACAATGACATTCCTTTTCACCGAGCGTTAAAAAAATATGGCATTGATAATTTTGAATGGGAAATTATTGATACAGGTATTGATGATAAAGAAATTATAGAAAAGGAAATTTATTGGATAAAGAAATTAAATAGTTGCATACATTTTCAAAATTCAAATGGATACAATATAACGTTAGGCGGAGATGGAGGAACATCTTGGAACTCACGTCCTGTTTTACAGTTTGATTTAAGCGGAAATTATATTAATGAATATATGAGTTGCGCTCATGCTTCTGCAGAAACCGGTGTGAATGCACATTGCATTAGCCATTGCGCAAACAGGAAAGCAGAGCGTGCAGGACAATTCCAATGGAGATTCAAAGATGAATGCAAGGAAAGCAAAATAGCTCCTTATAAAAAAGCAGATTCTTGCCGCCAGCGTTCAATCATTCAACTAGATCAGGGTGGAAAATATATAGCAACTTTTTCTTCTATTACAGAAGCTAGCATAAAAACCGGGTTATGCAGATCAAATATATCATCTTGTTTGACTCAAAAATCTCATAGATGTGGTGGATTCCAATGGATTTATAAAGAAGATTACGATTCTCGAAAAGATTATAGTTTTAAAGGCATACAGGCAGGAAATGGAATTATTCAGCTGAACGATAACTGGGAAATTATAAATCACTTTCCAAATTGTTCCGAAGCTGCGAGATATCTTGGAGAGCCTACAAAGGTTCATAAGCAGATACATAAAGCTTTAAAGCTAAACAAAAGATGCAGAGGATTTTATTGGAGAAAATATGACGATTATATGAGAACTCAACAAGGCAATACCGAGGTAACTGCATAGATTTCGAAAGGTTATGCAGCACCGTAGAGCGTAGGAGATGAATAAATATAATTCTCCCAAGAGTGCTCGACAACCATAGGGCGTAGAAATACGTCTTATTTTTATGGTTGAAAATGTACGCCGACCTTACGGGAAACCGTAAGAAGTAAGGGATAAAAAACCTTTACGGTAACAATGTGAAATATGCCAGCCAACCAGTTGCGTATACTTCGTGCAAACTTAGTATCTTGTGCCAGAGCATTAGGGAACATCTTTATGCCTGTAGTTGCGGCAGTGCTTCCATACATCAATGGTCTCGTAATCGCATTTCAAAGACTTTTGACATACATTGGTTCACTTCTTGGAGTTGATACCAAAATCGGAAAAATGTTCGGTTCTATCGGCGGTGGAAGCGAAAATCTCTCGAATGCGCTTGATTCCATAGACGATTCTGGAATTTCAGATGTAGATGATGCTACAAAAGATACAGACAATAATCTGAAAAATGCAACCAAGAGCGCAAAAAAATTAAAACAGTTCCTCGCATCTTATGATGAACTTGAAATTATGAGCAAAGACGATAGTTCTCTGTCTGACCTTGCAAATTCTAAAATTAAAACGCCAAAAATTGACACATCTGCGATTGACGCAGGAATCCTCAATGATGCACTGGATAAACTTTTGAACGAATACCAGAAGAAATGGGATGCCGCCTACAATTCCATGGAAAATAAGGCCATGGCATTCGCAAATAAGGTCACAGACACATTTAAGAAACTTGCAAAAGCCGCAGAACCTACCACAAAAGCGCTGAAAAATCTTTGGAACAATGGATTGAAACAGCTCAGAGATTTCACATGGACAGCATTAAAAGATTTCTGGAATCATTTTTTAGTTCCGCTTGGCAAGTGGACACTTGGGGAAAAAGGATTACCACGACTAATCAATGCTTTTAATGATTTTCTCGTGAAAATTAACTGGGATAAAATCAACGCTTCCCTTGTGCAGTTATGGGATGTGTTAGAGCCATTTGCTGAGAATGTCGGAACAGGATTACTTGATTTCTTTGATGATTTCTTTGATAAGGCGGCAGATGGAGTTAATAAACTTCCTGATCTAATTGACAGGTTCAAAGAGTTTATCGCAGCATTCTCACCGAAGCAAGCACAGTCTATCGGATATTTCCTCGGACAGCTCCTGACAGCTTTTGTAGCATTTAAAGGGCTTACATGGTTTGGAAGTATTTTCGGTAAAGATGGAGCGATAGGCAAAGGAATCACCATGTTAGCAACGCATCCATATGCTTCGATAGCGGTAGGATTAGGCCTTACCGTTGCTGCACTTGATAAATTTGGAGTAATTGATGTTGATTGGGACGGGTTATGGACAAGAATCGGGAATCTCAAAGACGTAATTGTGAATTTCATCAAAAACATTGATTGGGATTCGTTAATAAAAACAATCGGCGATGTATGGGATGTATTCCAGCCATTTGCTGAAGGATTCGCAGATGGATTTATCAGCTTTTTCGATATAATGCTGAACGATATTGGTGCCCCACTGATTAATACATTAGTAAGCGTCTTAGATGCTTTCGCAAAAGCCTTAGGAAAGCTTGACGATAAGCAGATAGAAGCTCTTGGCGAAGCTCTAGCACGGTTTTTTATTATAAGGGGAAGCATTAAGTTTGCCCGAAATATATACAATGTAGTCAGTTCTATCAGCGCACTCAGAACAATCTTCGGTGGGTTAGGAACGGTTCTTTCCACATCCAGTGGTGCATTGCAGACATTCTTTGGCTCTGGACTTGGTTCTACGCTTGCGGCAGGATTCGCAGACAGTATGGTTGTCTTAGGCACTGCAATGGCGGGATTCAACCTTGGGAAATGGATAAGCGTTAATCTGTTCGGCGGCGAAGATAAAACCTTCGGGGAATTTTTGGAAGATAATGTATTCGGTTATCAAAAAGGGGATTTTACCGGAGCTATCAACGAATGGATGAAAGATATATTCGGAGTTGGAAATAAGCTTACAGAGGACGACTTAAAAGTATTCCAGGAATATGAAGATGCCATTCTTAGTCTGGTTCACGCAAGCCAGATTTCGGGTGAACAAGCATATCCTTTATTAACATTCCTTTCTGAATTAAAAGACAATGGATATAGCACAGAACAGGCATTGCATGAACTTGAACTTAAACTCAATAATCTAGGGATTTCATCAGAAGATTTTGAGAATGCGATAGCAGGAGTAAATAAACCGGTCAAAGACCTTGGAGACACAGCAGAAACATCCTCTAATCAGTTCTCAAACATGGCTGATCGGATTAACAATGTTTCGTTTGAAGATATCTCAGAGCAACTTACAGGATTCCAGACGCTTATCCAGACTGTTGATTTCGCGACTCTGGTAACAGATACAGCAAATGCAATTGATGAAATGGGTGGTATATGGGAAAATGGAAAACAGATTCTCGGCGAAAAAGCATTACAGATTTATCAAGAAATTTCAAAAGGATTAGAGCCAGATGATAACGGTTACTATACTTTAGCAAACGGACAGATGGTGCAATTTGGAAAAGGTATTTCTGACTACGAAAGTACTCTGCAAAGCACAATGGATTCAACTCTGCAAGGGGCAATTAACGGTGTTCTGGATAACAATACTGGTTTTGAATTAGTTACAGAGCTCGGAAAGAATCAGATTCTTGCCGTAGGTAGTGGAATTGAGCAGAACGGCAGTAAAGTCACCGAAAAACTCAATTCAACAATTCAATCATCTGCAAAAGACGCACAAGAAACTGCAAAATCAAGCGGCAAAACCCTTGGAAGTAACATTGCAGAGGGATTACAGTCTGGAATTGACGGAAAGAAAGATTCTACAAAGATTTCAATTCTTGATTTAATGAACAACAGCGTAAAAGCCCCCGCACAGGAAGCGGTAGACTCTCATTCTCCGTCCAGATGGTTTAAGCAGCTTGCAGAATACTGCGGTCAAGGATTCCAAAACGGATTAGAGCCGGGCTTTTCCTCGTCATTTACATGGTTTGGAAGAATCCGAACCAGAATCAGCAGTTCTATTGGAAACTTGTATAATATCGGCTGGAACTCTATTATCGGTTTGAATAACGGAATCGTAGGCGCGGCACAACAGCTTTATGCGAATGTGCAAAAAATCGCTCAAAATATATCAAATACGTTCCGCAGAGTCCTTAAGATTCACAGTCCATCACAGGTGATGATGGAACTCGGTGGATTCACCGTTGAGGGATTCCGACTCGGCATGCAAAACATGCTTCCAAAAGTCGAATCCACCATCAATGATATAAGCGCCGAAGTGCAAAAAATCAATACACCAACCGCAGACATTATCACAAATAGTACATCCTATCAGGAAGTAAAGAGCAGAATGTCAGTTGATACAGATGATTTTGTTGACGATATTCGGAAAGAAGTCATGGCAATCAGCAGTAACACATTTGACAATAATCAGATGATCGGACAGGCGGTCAAAAACGCCCTGAACGGCATGGCAATCTACGCAGACGGACATCTGATTGGATATTTGAAAGAAGAAAATCAGCAGTTCAGAAACCGTAATGGCTACGGACTGTTTGAAGGGTAGGTGATAGAATGAGTGACTTTATTGCAGGAAGTAGTTTCCAAGGTTATTTTTTAAAGTTCGGGGGAAGCGTTCTCCCGAACAAATTCTTAGCCTACAACGATTACTCCGCAACCCCGAATCAGCGAACAGAGATAGAAGCCTATAGGGACTTGAACAATCTCTTGCATAGGGACACAAGCCCGAATTTTAAGACAAAAATAGACTTCAACACGCGACCGATGTGGTTGCCGGATAAAATAGAGATGCAGTCTGTTTTCAAATCGGGTTTAGTCAATAAGGCACAGCGGAAGTACAAGGTCACATACTGGGATGACGAGGAAAACACCTACAAAACAGGTGTTTTTTATATGCCTGATGTTGAGTATAAACCTATCAGAGTTGTAGGAAATAACATTTTGTATAACAAAATCAGAATCGCACTGATCGAATACTAACAACCAGAGTGCATGGGTGTCACAGCTCATGTGCTCTTTCATTTTAAATAGACGGGAGGATGATTATGGCAGATACAGTATCTTTTGACAGTTTACTGAATACGACGACCGGGATGACTGCTATTGTTAACAACAAGAAGCACGACGATGATGTAGTTAGTGTCACGGGCGTTGACTGGTTTACCTATGCAGGAAAGACTGCCAGTACTATATATGTTTCTGGTAACAATTTTATCGGATTCGGCCAAAACGCCGAACAACTCAAAATCTGGCGTAGGAATGGCGCGGTTTATTACATTTACCGTCAAGAGGGGATGCTCGCATCAGGAAAAAGATTTCTCAAAATCAGAGTTGAAGGATATGTGTATTATTCATTGACATATTCGACATATGCGCTGAAATATGAAGTATTCTTGATAGAAGGACAGACATTATTTATCAATGTTACTCAAATACCTACGGACAATTATTATAAAGGCATATCGTCAATCACTGACGGAAAGTCCACAACAGACTTGGCTATTTCCGTAACTTCTACAGTGCCAATTTCGATTCTAGTAAAAAACGCAGGTGTGTCGCAGATAGTTAGCTATGAGAAATTTGTTGAAGACAAATACGTCACTGGAATTACTGTGTCAAAAATGCCAAATAAGACCACGTACTATCAGGGTGAATTATTCGACAGCACAGGACTTGAAGTATCAAAGACATACAATGATGGAACATCAGAATCCACTACCGATTATGAATTATCAGGATTTGACAGCAGTTCCGCAGGCACAAAGACCATAACCGTTACCGCATCCGGAAAAACCACAACATTTGAGATTTCCGTCTCAGAAGCTTCTATTACCGCCATATCAGTAACGACTATGCCAAGCAAGGTGAATTATCACATAGGAAAAGAATTTGATTCTACAGGTATTGTGGTGACTGCAACGTTAAGTGATGGAAACACTATAGACGTTACAAAGGATTGTACATATTCTGGGTTTGACAGCAGTTCTCCAAAAACAAATACGATAACGGTAACCTATGGAATATTAACAACTACGTTCGATATTACAATTATGCAACCATTGAGTATAACTGGCGGAAACTATTCATCAGACACATACTTTGTTGGAGAAACTACAGATATATCCGTATATAGCATAACTGTTTCATATTCGGACGGCTTCGAGTATGTAACAAGTGGATATACAGTTAATAATGTAGTGGTCACAGAACCGGGCTCGTTACTGATAACGGTTGAGTATTTTGGAGTGTCAACGACCGTTTCAACAAAAGTTTTAGATTCCTTTTCGGTGAAAATCGGAACGCCTACTAAAGATGATGTAACTGCAATATTCGATCTCGAAACAAATATATTGAGTATTTTAGGAACCGGCGAATTTAATAATAACTTATCTGACAATGCAGAAGGTATAGCCTGTCCAAATTCATTATACACAAGATGCAAGCAGATTGTATTTAGCGACGGTATTACTAAGATTCCGAGTAATTTCGGTAGTAGATTTTCAAGCTTAGAAAATCTTGTATTTGGAAATGATATATCCGAAATTGGTGTCGGTAACTTCAATAAATATCTAGGGACATCTTTATCTTTTTCAGAATCTTTTGTAAAAATTTCAAGTGGTTGCTTTAACGACTGTCCGAATCTGTCAGAATTGACATTTCACGAAGGACTCGAAGAAATTGGGAGAAGTACATTCTGTGGTTGTTCTTCGTTGAAAAATTTGATTCTTCCATCGACACTCAAGAGTATGTCATATTGTTTCCAAGGGGGCACTCTTGAAAACTTGGAAATAGGAGGCAACGATGCAATATTTGCATCGTCTGGCGAAGGGGGCACTATATATAATATTTCTGCAAAAAATCTAGTTATTCGCGGAGGTACTATTTATAGTAATGCTTTTAACAGGAAGAACATCGAAACGTTGGCTTTAAACGGGACTGTAAAATGGAATGGCACTGGTCAATTTGCTACATGTTCAGAATTAAGATCTATATCAATAGGGAAAGGTATATCAATGTTTACCGTTGAAGTAGTTCCTGATACTGTCGGAATCCGTATTTCTCATTACCCAAATAAGATTTATTATAGAATTGGGGAATCGTTCGACCCAACCGGGTTAACTGTAGCGGCAGTAAGACAGGACGGAACCGAGAAAGAAATTACAGATTATGATATTTCTGGCTTCGATAGTTCCACCGCGGGTTCTAAGACAATCACGGTTTCTTATAATGTCACAGCCAACGGAACTTCCAAATTTGTTGGTTCCGACAGTTTCCAAATTAAAGTCACGAACGACGGAAAAAACCCATTTGATGATAGTTCTGGTGGCGGTTCTGGCGGTGGCTCTGGTGAAGTTGAAGAAGAAAAAACTGAACCAATCAATGTTACAGTACACTGGATTAACGGCGAATTTGCTGACCTTACAAATGAAAATATCGACCAGAATACGCTTGCTTTGCAGGAGTCTATTTGTTCAGAACAGTATTTCATTTTTGGCGGTTGCGTCTGCAATCAGATAACGTTTCAGGCTCACCACGACCAGTTTAACGGTACCTCGGAAGAGTTTTATCCACATGGGAAAATTGAAGTGTACATTGAGAGAAAAGGAACAGAAATCAAAATTTTCACAGGAGAAATCGACAGTGCAGAACGAAAAGCAAATTCCTTGACACGTAATTTTATCGCATATGATTATCTGTATAAATTACGAAATACTGACATTGCTCGATGGTATAAAAACCAGACGACTGATAAGAAGAAAAAGCTGACTCAAAAGCAATTCAGGGATAAATTATTTGAGTTTTTGGGACTCGAACAAGTTAGTACAAAACTGCATTGGGACGACACCTATGTGCCTGATACGAATAACTCAAATGAGATGAATGTAGTGAACATTCTGAAAGATTTATGCTTGCAGAATGACCGTTTTGGATGGATGAACAGGGATGGCAAGTTTGAGTATCTGAAGCTTCGCCAGAACAGTTATAGGTACGGGCAGACTACCGGTAATCAGAACATTTATAAATACTACGGTAACGAAGAAGTACACCTTGATACGTTTAAAAGTTTTACCGCAAAAGAGGGCAGAATCTGGTTCCCGAATGTTATATTTTGTGATCCTGACCCGAATAGAGCCTTTGGCTTTACACAAAGCGACTATACAGCGCAAGAAGCGTATGATAACAACGTTTATTACAATAGAAATAGTTTCTTTGTAGGGAATGAAGACTGGCTAAATTACGTTTGGGATGCAGACGAGTATGGCGGCATTTCAAGGGCTGAACCAATTATGAAGATTTGCTATGGTGTGTTCGTAAATCAAGATTTGCGGAAATATTATCGTGCGCAGGGATATACCGCCGAGGTTCAGGGAAACCCACTGAACATGGTTGGACAGGCAGTCGAACTTTACTATAAAAAGCAGATTCAGCACGACGATCAGGAACCTACGGAACTGCAATGGTACGTTCATTCATACATCATGAGCAGAACGCTCAAAATCGGTGCTACAGATATGATTGACACCTATTCTGCCAACAATGCACCGTTCAACAGCAATAGCCAGCAGTTAGGAAAATATACTCCCGAAATATCTGGAACGGTCAACCTTACACGTTCTGAAATGCCGACAATCAGTTATGCAGAATTTACAGATGGTTCGGATTCTGAATTTTCTCCGGCAATGATTGATGATTTTACGGATGGTTCTGGTGGCTCTGGTAGCACTTCTGAGCAATTAAAAAAGGCACAATTGAGGTGCATAAAGCGAATTAAAAAGTCCGATTATGATGCGCTTGTAGCCGCAGGAGTCGACCGAACAGATACACTGTATTTCACATTCGAGGAGGAGTAATAGATGATATATAAGGCGTTTTTGAACAGACAGGAAATCACTGGGTTTCCTGTCAAAGGTAAAGAAACGAGTGAGATATGGGGCGGAGATACGCTTCTATGGAAAAAAGAAGAACAAATAAAAGAGGCATTTACAGTCGATTCCTACCATATTGTCGCAACAGTAACAAACGGGAAAGTTTTTGCGTCTAAAATTACGATTGAAGGTGTAAATAATAAAAGATTATATGGATATGCTCTTTTTAATACTCAGAATCCATACACAGATATCAAGGTATACCAGCAACAAGCAGTGAAAGGAACGATAATAGATACAAAACTATTCACCGAGTATGGAAAATCAATATATGTCGCGGAAATTAAAGGCTATTATATAACATATGCTAACAGGATAACCTCTTTCGATATTACAATATACGACATTACAAGCAAGGCAACGTCTGCTATTAAATTGACGATTAGTGCATCTGAAGAAAACACTACATACGACGAACCGTTGCTTACAGATATGTGGATAAAAGGCGGATATATATATTTCCATGCAATGTTGCACCAATACGACGGAAGCGCGTCTGATCCATACTCAAATATAATAGAAAAACGTGAACAGGTATTTAAGATAAATTTAAATGGAGGAATCATTGGAAAATATGAAAGAATTTATGACAAAAATGTTGGAGAAGTACCTGTTTCTGGGATTGCGAATACTGTAATAAATAGCAATGGGAAATATTATTTTGTTGAAAAAGGAGATGTGTATATACGTGAGATTCCTGAAAATCCTTTTGACATATCTTCAAAGCTTATTTCCGGAAAGAGTTATATAGGAACTTACAATGGAAAACTTATATATATGAGTTCATCTCGCAGAGAAAGCAAAATATATGAATTTATAAATGACAATTTTGTTGAAAAAAGAACAATAGGGGCAGCAACCATTTCGACTTATTTCAAAAGAATTTGCATACATAACAATCATATATACGCAACAAGTTATTTAAAACCTAGAGAAATCATGGATTATGGAGATATAGAAAACGGTATTGATGCAGACGCTGTAAACATCGGTACATTACCATATACGGTAGCTTCGCAAGACAGCGTGGAATTGATGATTGCGCAGAAAGGACGTATTTATATTTTTCAGAAATATTCAGATGAGAGAGTAGGGGCAGAAGCATCGGTAAAACATTATATGACAGTAGTTCCATTAAAAAAAGATTAGGTGCCAATAAGATATTGTCTAATTTTGTAGAATAAGAACCCCAAAACCGCAAATAAGAGCGCATTTTCCATAAAAACCGAAATAAGTCCTTATTTTCCCAAAAACCATCAAAATCCAAGCCCTGACCGTACTAAAATGTAACTATATTAAAAATAAAAAATGAATAATTTGTAAACGTAAATTTTGCTTGTTTTCAGAATAAATCAATCATCTTAGAAATTATAAAAAATCAGATGAAAGTTTTCTGTCAACAAGCAATTTTTATTTACATAATATCTCAATGTAACGTTACAATAACGTTACCAGTAACGCAATGTAACGCAATAGAATAAGAATAAGAAATAGAATAAGAATATATATTAATATATATACGAGATATATATTAATCGTCAAATTAGGCTAATTTGACCCTGACATTCTTAATTCATTTCAGCCCAAATTGAATCATTTTATTAACGACTTCGTATTTGGCTCATATATCGATTTTACGTGTAATTCGATAAAATCCTTGAATGATATATAAAAATTGATTTTAGGGGCAGATACGGAGCCTACAAGGTATATTTGACAGAAAGGAGCAACGCGATATGACAAACGAACAGAAAACAGTTCTCAGGAAGATTATTTATGCAGTCGAAACCGGTGGACAGGTTTACGGACAGCAGGATTATTCGGACTTCACGGAAGCCTATAAGAATAATTCAGATGAACACGCAATCACGATTGGAGCAGGAGCATGGTACGCAACCGAAGCCAAGACGCTTCTGGAGCGGATTTACGATGCTGACCCGGAACAGTGGGAGAAAATAGACAAGGTCAGACTTTTAGAACAAGTTCAGACCGCAAACTGGGAATGCTTCAATATTTCCAGAGTGTCACAGCTTGCCGACACCATAGTTGCCCTTATTTCGTCCGATTTGGGCGTTAAATGTCAAGATAACCTTATGGATGAACAATTAGCCACCTATGCAGATGAAGCCCTTAAACAGGGCGTTACAGACGCTAGAGCGCAAGCTATGTGTGCGAACTTTAGGCATCAAGGCGGACAGGGAGCAGTAACAAGGATTCTGGCAAAGACTCAGAAACCATATACATTGGACAATCTCTATGCAGCCTGCCAGACGGACACAGGGAACCAAGTCGGGGCATATAAGAGCCGGCAGAGATTTGTTTATAGCGCATTAAAAACATATTTTCCAGAAAGCGAGGAAACAGACATGAAGGCAATTAATAAATTAATCCAGATCGCAAAGAATGAAATCGGATATCTTGAAAAGGCAAGCAATAGTCAGCTTGATAGCAAGACAGCAAATGCCGGAGAAAATAATTACACAAAATACTGGCGAGATATTAAGCCGGATTATCAAGGACAGCCATGGTGTGCTGCATTCGTGAGTTGGTGTTTCATGAAAGCATTCGGACAAGAGAAGGCAAAGAAACTTTTAAAACACTGGCCTTATGTTTACTGTCCGACAATGGCAGATTTGTTTACTTTGAACAGCAATCCAAAAGTCGGAGACATTGTTATTTTCTACAGAAACGGAGAATTTACGCATACTGGAATCGTAATAAAAGTGTCAGGAGATCAGTTCTGGACAGTCGAAGGAAATACTTCTGGTGGCTCTACAATTATCGCAAATGGCGGTGGTGTGTGTCAAAAAAGCTACTACAATAGCAACCTCCCGGGAACAAAATTCTGCGCTCCAAATTACAGTTTAGTTAAAAATACAACGTCGGATTCAGACTCGGATGTAGTCAAAAAGCAGAATACCAGAGCCTACATTGCACAGATAAAAAAGGACACAAAATGTTATGCAAAATCAAGCAAAAAAAGCCCGTCAAAGCTGTTTCCAAAACTGAAAAAAGGTGCAGTTGTAGAGGTGATGAAGTACACAGAAACCGACAGTTCGGGACTTAAATGGTACTTCATCCGCATCCCGCATCCGACAGAAGGATTTGTTTTTGAATTTATTCCGAAAGGAACATTCACTAGAATCACAGATATTTCTAAATGACAGTTGTAATATGACTTTTATAATGCTATAATAAATGTGTTCGATATAGTAGTTCGTATTGCAAACCCTTTTATTTATTAAGTGTTGAAAATGAAAATGACCGCCAATTACTCCTTCCCGGGTTGGCGGTCATTTTGCTGTCAACTTATGTAATTTTCATATTTTTCTTTGATTTCCTTTGCTCCATTTTGCCTTATCCGAACAACATCCCCGGAATCCATGATGAAATTGTCACCTGCCGACTGAATGTGATCCATGTTCACCAGATAACTCTGATGGCAGCGCAAGAATCGCTTATCAGACAGCTTTTCTTCCAGATCGTTCAGCTTGCAAGTGGTCACGAAACATCGGTTATTTGTAGCGAAAATATGGCAAACTCTTGCCTGGCTCTCGACGTACTCAATTTCATCGTATTTGAGCCGGTTTATCTGCCTACGGAATTTGAACGTCAATGTTTCATCCCTCATCTGCGACAGAATCTCGTCAATAGCCCGGTATATTCTGCCGTATTCCTTGCCCTTGACCGCATACTGCATAGCACCGACGTCAAATGCTTCTTGCAAATGAGAATCGTCGGCTGTCCAGAATATAATCTTTCCATCATATCCAATATTCCGGAGCCGGTTCGCAATCTCCAAACCGTTCTCATTTTCCAGAATCATATCCAGCACAATTACATCGTACCATTTACCCTCTTTCACATCTTCAACAAGCGGATAACCTGCCGAATACTCGTTGATTTCATAGCGATAATCTCTTTTGCGCCGTAAGAATCCCGATACGCACTCTTTAAACAAGTCAACTTCAAGCTGGTTATCGTCACATATGGCTATTCTCATATGCGCACCCTCCTTTCGTAGTCTCAATTTGTCAAAATACGCCATGATTTTGACAGTACACACATTTTTCTTTTTGTTTGTGGTATTATTGTCCCACAAACAAAGTGTAGCACTTGAAATTGTTAGTGTAAAGCATTAAAGTTTGACATAATTCGCAAAATATGGTTTCTGTGTCCGGGAGGATGTGTGGATAGAGAGACTGCCTGCAAGAACGACAGGCAAAAGAAAGAGGGGCGGTTGCCCCTCTTGTTTATTTCACTAAATACAAAACTGAAACAGTATCTATTTTTACACACATTCCATTCTCTAACGGTAGATTCCCAATTTCACTGGAATATAAAGAATTAATGCTTTCTAAGTCAGAACCAAGACTTTCTTTATATTTTTTTGAAGCAACATGGTATTCTTCTGAATGTTCGTAATCATCATTCTTATAATCATCGTAGCTGTCATATACGCTGATAATTCCTGCTCCGTCGGTTATTGAAAAGGTGTACTTTCCGGCAGGAATATCTTCGCCAATAATATAAACACCTGGATTTAGCCTGCCGGTATCATCAAGAGAATCGTTTTCCTGAGAATTAGAATTTTCACTTTCCACGTCTTTTAAAATAGCTTCTTTTAATTTAGTTCCGTCTGAAAGACGCGTGATTGATAGCGAATCATCCCAAATTGAGCAAGCCAGAGTATCATTTTTGAAATTCCAAACGTTTGTTAGAACTACTCCATCATAACCACCCTTATAGAAATCATCAGTAACATAATCATAATCATACCAATCCTGCTGAGATGCTTCCGACAATACACCGGAAACCTTTGAAGCAAATGTGCCAACTTCATCATCTGGCACGTTCTCACTTATAACGACGCTTAGATGCAAGGATTTAGTGTTTTGGTCAATCACACACTCAGATGCTTCGACAAACCCATCTTCACCATTGATCTTATTAAGCATTTCATTAATGTTGTCAAAGGAAGTAGCACTGGCATTGACAGGAGAAATGCATAAAAAAGCACACATCGTCATAATTCCACAAACTCTCTTTTTCATAAAATCCTCTTTTCTGCTAAAGAAATCTCATATACTGCACTGCAATAAAAACTACTTCAATGATTCCGACAATAATTCCGAACCATGAGCCAATATGTCTATATTCCTCTTTCTTTGTGCCAATATCTACTAATCCTACAATTGCTCCTGCCAGAGCCAGAGGAAACGACAGGATAATTGGCAACGGAAGAATGAATGCCACACCTGCCAGAATACAGGAAATGACGCTCAGGGTTGAATCTTTCTTCTTTTCACCTTTGCTCATACAATCCCCTCCCTTGTTAAAATTTTACAATATTATACCACCTCATGCAAACTATGCATAGTAAAATATCAAAAAAGTAGATTATTTTTGCAGAAAAACTCCCTGATTTTGCACTTCCCAGAAAAATTACACAAGTGTGTGCTATAATGCGTGATATATTTTTAGAAAGAGTTGGTAGTAATGGAGAAGAACAGATACAGGATAGTCGTATTCATCCTGATATTTTACGAAATATTCTGTGCGGTGCATATACCGTCACATGATATAGCAGAACGCCACCGCAGAGATGTGCAGATTACAAAAGAAGCTGCGAAACAAATTTATTCCGACCAGATGCAGGAGTTGAGCGAGATCAAGGAAATTTGCAATGTCGGATGCTGTATTCGCAAAAGCACAATTTTCTTTGAGATTGCGAAGTTTGCCTACGAAATAACAAAAGTCCATGTGTATATTTGGCAGTTGCCAAGAGGAAATATCGGTGGTATAATGATAGAAACGAACTGATGTTCGGTTCTATTTCCCACAAGCCGGACATATACTGTAATGTAGGTGGTAGTTGTGACAGGGAGGGATATTTATGGATTATAAAGAGAAAATCATGGCTTTATTAGAAAAGGTTAAAACAGAAGAAACATTAAAACGGGTATATAAACTGTTAGAATATTTGTATTTAAAAGAAAAGTAAAAATAAAAGCCCCTGCGTTTACAGGGGCAAATTTGTTATTCTGTTTTTAAATCATCTGGAGAAGCCGAAAAATAATATTCGAACTTAGAACTATCATATTTTGATCCTATCATTTCATTGATTTTGTCCGCAATGGCAGTTCCCATTTCTTCTCCAAATTCCGAATCCTCTACTTTAGTTTTCTTATACTCCGTAAAGATGTTACCCCACCAATATATATTTGGCTTTTGGACTATCCCTTAAAAACGCGCCCGCATTTTTTGCATTGATATTTAGTAGAAAAGAAACCCCTGCTAATTATCTGTACATTGGCACTCCGACAAGTGATTGCCGGGCATTTTATTTTTCTGGTAATTTTGTCGATAGTTTTTCTTTTTCTCATTTAAGTCCTCCTTGGTGATTTTTTATATATTATAATACACAAAGGGCTGATAGTATAGTTAAAACGCAAAAAAAGACTGGGATTTTTACCCCAGTCCTTTTTATTAGTTGCTTTCTAATTCGGTCAAAATTTCTTCAAGCTGTTTCCAATGCTCTTCACTAAGCTTTGCGAATTTAACAAGGATTTTTTTTGCAAATTCATTATCCCCGGTCATTACCGAATCTACGATAGCCTGCGCATCGCCATCGTCGTCCATAAACATGTTACCGTCGCCGCTCACAAGCCAGTCATAAGAAACCTTATAAGTAGTACAGATCAATTTTAGAAAATCGTCATCTGGAACTGTTCTTCCAAGTTCTATATTTTCAATTTTACCACGGCTTTTTAAACCGAGTTTTTTTGCAAAGTCTTCTCTTGAAAGTCCTAAGTATTTTCGCAGCTCTTTCAACCGCTCGCCCATTTACCCACCTCCTTTCTTTATTTTATGGTAACAGTATAACATTTTTAAAATACGTTGTCAACGTAAAAATATTTAAAAACACGTTGACAATGCGTTATAGATGTGATATTATACGTTCATAACGTAAGAGATGTGGAGGTGAACAAATGTCAGAAGAAAAGAGACAGCTTATCAGAGATGTAACAACACGAATCAATAAGCTTCCGGTAGATAAGCAACACTACATTTTGGGATACATGAATGGCGTTGCTGATACTGTTGAGAGTGATACTCAGAAAGAAGAAGCAACAATTAGAGATAGTAATTAGAGAGGAGACGATATTACGGAACAGTTAATACCTATTAATTACAGTAGTGAACAACCTACTGTATCAGCCAGAGAGCTGTATGCAGGGCTTGAAATTACAGACAGATTTTCGAGATGGTTTGAAAGAATGTCTACATATGGTTTCGCTGAGGGAAGCGATTTTACAAGCGTGAAAAGTTCCACACTTGTAAATAACGGAGCAGAAAGAGAAATTTCTGATTATCAAGTTTCTATAGACATGGCAAAACAGATTTGCATGATTCAGCGGTCAGAAAAAGGCAGACAATACCGACAGTATTTCATAGACCTCGAAAAAGCATGGAACACACCAGAACAGGTTTTTGCCAGAGCATTGAAGATGGCAGACCAGACCATTGCGAAGTTGAAAGATTCGGTCAAGTTACTGTCAACGGAAATCAGTGTCAAAAACCAGATAATCGGCGAACTGAAACCGAAAGCCGACTACTATGATGAAATCTTAAAGAATCCGGGACTTGTAACCATCACCCAGATTGCCAAAGATTATGGGATGTCAGGTAAGAAGATGAACGATATTCTGCATGACATCGGAATCCAGTACAAGCAGAGCGGACAGTGGTTACTGTACAGCAAATATCACTGTATGGGCTATACACATTCCGAGACCGTTGATATCGTGAGATCGGACGGTAGACCGGATGTGAAGATGAATACTAAGTGGTCACAGAAAGGAAGAATATTTCTTTACGACAAGCTGAAAGAGAGCGGGATTCTTCCGGTGATTGAGCAGGAGATGACAAAATGATAAAAACTGATGAACTTCGAGGAATATTTGCGAAGAATAGAAAATCTCAGACGGACGTTGCCAAAATGCTTGGAATTACACCAAAAACATTTTACGGAAAGATGCAGAAAGGAATTTTCAACAGTAATGAGATTCAGACAATGATTGATGAATTTCATATCGAAGACCCGATTGGTGTTTTCTTTGCTAAAGCAGATTAAGTAGGAGGTGAGAATGTGAAGATTGCCGACGAAACAATTATCAAGTTTAAAAACGGAGAGACGTTGCGTGTCCCGGCAGAGGTGTATGAAAAAATTAATTTCGACAAACAGTCAATTGTTGAATACGAATGGAATGAAAACGGAATTAATAATAAAATTCAGTTTTCCCTTAAGGATGTGCTCTATATTGGCAGAACAACAAAGAGCACATCCGGGGAAAAGTCTAACGATTAAAAGTAGCGCCGAGATGGAGAACAATTATTTACTTTCTCTTTATCCAGTTCATTGAGAAAGTAATCTTCATCATGGGAATCCAGAAGATTAGCAAATTCTGCGCGGTATTTGAAGTATCTCTGGCAGATATGAGAGTTGTCCAGGCTTCCCGGTAATTCAGCGCATACCTTAGCAACAGCCAGATCATGAGCGATTTGTAACTTATCCATAAAAACACCTCCTTTCATAATGAGAGTATACCACACAAAAAAATTGGAGGGACATAAAAATGGTAAAAGCATTAATCCTGTCAGCTCTGATCGGCGGTATGTCACCGTACTTGCCGTTCTGGAGATTTGACAGCGTATCACAGCCGGTTGCAGTAGCAATCGCAATGTTTATATTATCATTCGTGGTTATTTACCCGGATGAAATTAAAAGAATCGGAGGAAAAGAAAGATGATTGAGACAAAAATGGGAGAAATCACACTTAAAGGCAGTAAAGCAGAATTAATAGCTGACTTAGCTGTTATCGTTCGTGGAATCAAAGAAACCATTATGGAAGATGGCAAAAAAACAGAGAAATCTGTGAAGCAGGAGATTGACGAAGCGGTCAAAATCGGACTGATGAACGAAGAAGAATTTAAAACTATTCAAAAAGAAAAAATCAAAGAAGTTGTAAAAACATTATTTGGTGATTTACTTGGAGGGCTTTTCGATGAAGATAAATGATTTTGATAAGACCGTAGATGAACTGTACCAGTTATGCCGGAGAGTTCAGAAAGAAACCGGCAGAACGGTAGCATTTCATTTTGCAAACTACAAGATCGGATGCAGCTTACACATCAACATATATAAGAAAGAATCATTAAGAGAATTTGATATGTACAGCATTGCAGAGGGCGGTTATCAGCAGGAAGAGAATGTAAAGAAAGTAACTGACCATTTGAACAAAATTTTGATGGACAACAAATGCCCATATTGTGAGGAGGATTGCGATGGAGAAAGAAAATAAGATGGATTTCAGAGCAGAGACCGTAGCCGAGGAATACGCCGAATTAGTTGGCAGACTAAAGGCGTTCAAAGCATACCTCAACTCTGGCGAGAGTATAATCATCGACAAGAAATTATGTATCGCAATGTTAGGTCTCGACTCAGAATAAAAGTTGGCTCCACAGGTACCGACATACCACATGGAGCCGCGTATCTAACTTAATTTGGCTAAGTTAAATACAGGACAAGTATAACACACCTTCCTGTATTTATCAAATAAATAATTAGGAGGGCATTTTTTATGTCAAAAACACACACATCCAACGAACAGAAACCACTTGCAAGCGAGATTATTTGTGATCTGGAAGCGGAAAACGCAAAACTCGAAGCAAGAAACAAGAAACTCAGTAACATTGTTTTGAAGCAGGCAGCAGTTCTTGTGGAGACATTATTGCTGTTGAATGAAGAAGGTGATTTAGGAAATGAAGATGCGAGATGAGAACCAAGTGCTTTTATCAGGTGACATTCCGGCGGGGTTCGTATTCTCACATGAAGAATACGGTGGAACCAAGATGTACGAGGGAAGAATGACAATATTCAGAAAGAATGCATCCTATGACATTCTTCCAATTATTGTACCAGAATACATGATTTCAAGAGAAACAGAGTTGATTGCTAGTGTATATGGTGAAATGCGAAGCCGTACAGTCCGGGAAGATGGCAAGAAAAGCCTTGTGGCGTATGTAAGAGCAATGGACATTCAGTATCTTGAAAGACTGGAAGAACACGATGCGAACGAAGTCTATTTGACTGGATATCTGATTAAAAAACCAACAATAAAGATGATTGGCACAAACAATGACAGGAAGTTGGCAAGAATACTTCTGGCAGTAAACAGAAAGAAGAAAGCCGGATATACCAGATCAGACGCAATCAGTTGTTTATGCTGGGAGGAAAACGCAGATGCCGTAGAAAATCTGAAAAAGGGAGCAAAAATCAAACTCTGCGGAAGATTTCAAAGCCGGGAACTGTGGTCGGACCAGAGTCAATCATGGTTAACCGCGTTGGAGGTATCAGTAAAAAGATTGGAGATTTTGTAATATGAAGAAAATCGAAGTAAGAGAAATTAGATTGACCGATTTTAAAGGCCAGTCAGAAAAGAAAATAGGGTTCGGACACAGAGCAATTGTTTCTGGGAAGAACGGATGCGGGAAAACCACACTGGCAGATGCCTTTATGTGGGTGTTCTGTGACAAGGACTACAGTTTAAAGAGCAACCCGGATATCAGACCCGATGATGGTAGAGAATGTCTGCCAAGAGTTGATGTTGACCTTGTAATTGATGGGAAACCTGTAAGCGTAGCAAAGTTCCAGAAGCGCACAGAAAGCAAGCCAAAGGACGGAAAGCCGGGCAAGGTTGCATTATCAAACAAGTACGAAATCAACGGCGTTCCGAAAGCCGAAAGAGACTTTAAAGCCGATTTAAAAGAGAGAGGATTTGATTTTGATAATTTCCTTATGTTATCCCACATGGAAATCTTCACAGATCTGAAAGATGCAGATGCCAGAAAAATTCTGTTTTCCATGTCAGACGGTGCCGGGAAATCAGATTTAGAGATTGCCAAGACGGTTCCAGACTGTGCCGAGTTGGTACCGCTTCTGGAAACTTATAAGGCAGACGAAATCAAAGCCATGAACAGCGCAACGCTGAAAAAGGCAGAAGAACAGTTGAAAGCCATTCCAAACCAGATTATCGGCATGGAGCAGTCAAAGGTTGACACTGATGTTGCCGAATTGGAATTGCAGAAGAACGCTTTGCAGGAACAGCTTTCTGACCTTGAAAAACAGATTGCGCAGGCAGGCAACGAGAAAGCCGGAGAGATTAAAGCAGAACTGGCAGGGTTAAGAACCAAACTGTTAGAGATAGACTCAAAGGCTAAAGCGAACTTGTTAGAGCAGAAATCATCGGTTTGCAATAAAGTTAGCACTCTTGAATTAGACAGGAATATCAAAACATCAGAGTTGAATAGAAAGACTTCTGCATTAGAGAGCCTGAGAGCACAGAAAAAAGATCTTCTTGAAAAATTGCAGAATGCCAGAACACAATATCCAAAAATCAAAGATACAGAATGGGACAACACAGCTCTGGAATGCGTTAAATCTGAGACATTCAAGGATGCGGATACCATTTGCCCGACTTGCGGTCAGAATCTTCCGGCAGAGCAGATTGAACAGTTAAAGAGCAGATTCGAGCAGAAGAAGCAGGAAAGAATCAATCAGCAGTTAAAAGCCAAGGAAGAATGGGAACAGGACAAGAAGCGTAAACTTGATGAAGTTATTCAGGCTGGCAACAAAGCGTCTGCCGGAATGAAAGAAGCACATAAGCAGGAAGAAACTCTCACATCTGAGATTTCCAAACTGGCAGGGGAATTAGAGCAGATTAAGACTTCTCTGGACGCAGAAAACAAGAATCTGGAAGCTATACCGAAAGAGCCAGATTTCTCAGAAAACGCCGAATATCAGCAGATTCTTACAACAATCAAAGAGAAAGAACAGGAGCTTAATTCTCTGGACGATGGCGAAGAAGCAAAGAAACAGCTTTCAGAGCAGTTATCCGGCAAGAAACAGGAATTGGCAGCAGTTAATCAGAGAATCGGAGAAGCCAACAACAACGTCCGAATTGACGAGCAGATTGAGAAGCTTCAGGAAAGCCAGAAACAGTACGCACAGAGCAAAGCTGATGCACAGAGGATTCTGGATGAACTGAAAGCACTGAGTATGGCGAAGAATACAGCCCTTGAAGATGCAGTAAACCGGTATTTTGACGGAGTTAAAGTGAAGCTGTTCGACACGCAGAAGAACGGCGAAGTCGTAGATGCTTGCATCTGGTACGCGCAGGACAAGGACGGTAACTGGAAGAAATTAATCGGGAATGCCAATACAGCTCTTATGATGAAAGGGAAAATTGCCATCATGGACGGTTTGCAGAAGTTTTACGGCGTGAGTTATCCGATATTCGTAGACTGTGCAGCAGAACTGGACAACAGCAGTCTGGCAGGAATTAAGTCAGATGCGCAGTTGATATTTCTGAAAGTTGCTGAGGGTGATATGACAGTAACGGAAGTTTAATAATTATCAGAAAAGGAGAATAAAAATGGCAGAAACTTATGACATTTCAAAAGCAACAAAAGCACAGGAAAAATATTGCGTGGAAAAAGGTTATCCGCATTTTGCACCGCGTAGTGGAAAATGCTTTGATTGTGGGCAGAATATTTATTCTGAAAAAGGACGAACAAGAAGTGGAAAAGAGTGGAATGGAATTTCTGTTGAGAGAGCATCAAAGGAATTAATTACAGGATGCCCGTTTTGCAATAGAACTTATTGCGATTAATAGAAAAGGAGAATTGTTATGGCAAACAAAACACAGTTAGCAACAGCAGGAGAACAGCAGGCAGCAGTCGTAATCAATAATTCATTCATTGATGGTCTGACTAAACAGCTCGAAGAAAAATGCAAATATGGTCTTTCTTTTCCAAAAGACTATAATCTCAGCAATGCACTTATGGGAGCATATCTGGTTTTGAAAGAAACAAAAGATAGAAACAACAAACCAGTTTTGGAATCTTGCACATCTACTAGCATCGCAAACAGTCTTATGAATATGGCAACCCTTGGCTTGTCAGTTCAGAAAAAACAGGGCTATTTTATCGCTTACGGCGGTCAATGCCAGTTCCAGAGGTCGTATTTCGGAAACATTACAATCGCCAGAAGATATGGAATGAAAGATATCCATGCTGAGATCATCTATGATGGTGACAATTTCAAATACCACATTGAAGATGGGAACAAAGTTCTTGATATTCATGAGCAGGACTTTATGAATATTGACAACGATAAAATTCTTGGGGCTTATGCAGTTATTCAGATGGAAGATGGAACGAAGCATCTGGAAGTAATGAATATCAAGCAGATTAAGCAGGCTTGGAAGCAGGGCTACGGTTTCAAAGAAGACGGCAATGGAACGCATCAGAAATTTACTGACCAGATGGCAAAGAAAACAGTTATCAATCGTGCATTAAAGCAGATTATCAATAGCCATGGTGATGTTTTCGTTCAGGAAGTTGAGGAAGCCACAGAAGAAATTCCAAAGCAGGACATTATTGAACATGAAGTTGCTTATGAAATCGAACAGAACGCCAATGCAGAAGAATTTATCCCAGACGAGCCAGTAGCAATCGAAGAACAGCCTAAACAGCCAACAGTCGCAGAAGTCGTAAAGACTTCCGAGAAAGAACCGGTTCCGGCAGCAGGACAGGAACCAAGCATCCCAGATTTTATGAAGCAGGAGGAAATGTAGAAGGGAAGCTACATTAATATGGTAGGAACATTAGCAGAAGCGTTCAAAAATATGGAGAATGGTCTTTATGACTACACAGAGAATGGAAAATGTGTAGGGTGCGGTGCTTGCTGTTCCACCCTGCTCCCAGTTTCCGGTAAAGAGATAAAAGAAATCGGACGGTACATCAAAAAGAATCATATACAGGAACAGCAACACAATTATCCAGTCAAAAATCTTGGACTCGACCTGACCTGTCCGTTTTTGAATGACTCAAAAAGGAATAATAAATGTGAGATTTATCCGGTCAGACCGGAGATATGCAGAAGCTTCATGTGCAATGACCCACACGGGGCGAGACAGAATAAGAAGTTATTGCATAAGAAATACGAACCGGTTGACATGAGAGAATTATTCTTCGGAGATGATCGAACATGATGTACTTCGACTGCATCAATTTTGATCGGTGCGACTCAGGAAAGTTCGGTAAATATATGGCTTGTATCGGGCGGTGTGAGAACTGCCCGTACTATGAGTCAGTGAAAGACTATTTTGAGAAACGAGGTGAGAACTATGAGGATTATATCCCAGAATGGAGAAATCAATCTTCCGTATGAAATGACAGCATTGATTGTTTCGGAAAATTACATACAGGCGGTATTTGCCGGAGGGATACAGCAAAGCCCATATGTGATGGCAGTTTATGAAAGCCGAGAAAAGTGTCAGAAAGCAATGGAAATGTTAAATAGAGTGTATGCAGGAATGTTTTTATCACAAAATGTTGAAATGAGTGATGACGATTACGAGGAATGTATAAAAATGGCTGCAAGAGGTTTTGGAATCATCAAAACTATGATTAGCAGTCCAGATATGAAATTTGAACCAGCAAACATTGTATTCAGATTTCCAAAGGATTATGAGGTATGAAAATGAGCCATAGCAGTTTATATGGAATTGATAGGGATTACAAAGGAAAGGTTATTAAAGAGTTCAAAAATTTATGGCTGTTCGCACCTGCTATATGGGATGTTTTGACAGAAAAATATATTCCACCACGCAAATTGATAAGCCATGGATTTAAGAGAAATATCATTTTTGATGCTTCTCTTTGGCACGAAATAAGCAATGAAATCAATAATTGCGACAATACAGCAGACAGGATTTGCTGGGAAATTTCTGTCGGGCATGTTTTCTTCACAAAAGATAAGAGCTGTGTGGCAAATGCAATAAGAGACTTTGTTAAGCAAAACAATAATTATTGCAGAGACATTGAGGATAATGTCGCGGTGTTGGAAAGGGAGCACATCATTGAAAGATTCGAAGAGATTGCTAGCGCAATAGAGTTATTGGCGGAAGATACACCGTATTTTGTAATGAAGAATACTTCTTTTGGCGATAGCGTAGAAAGATGGTTCAGAAAATACGACGAAGAGCAACATGAATATGTAGAATCCGGTCTTAGTCAGGTTGATAAACTTGTTACAGAATTTGTCGTGATCGAAGATGGGAAAATCGTGAATTTCATAAGCAATTTGGACTTTAAATATTAAAAGTGAGGTGACGAAATGTTCATTCGAGTAATCAATACAGGCAGTCAGCCCGGAAACTGCTATGCGCTTAAATCCGAATCCGGCGAAACCTTACTTTTGGATTGTGGATGTAGATACTCGGAAATTCTGAAAGGAATTTCTTATAGGATATCAGATGTTTCGGGCTGTCTGCTGACCCATGGACACGGAGATCACCTGAAATCATTTCAGAATCTTATGCAGTCCGGTATTCAGATTTACACTAATGACGAGACAGTTGAGAGTGTAAACGCAATCTCTGGTGAGCTGATGATCAAATTACCAGAAAAGAAACAAAAGGACATAGGTTCGTTCCGGGCAACGCCTTTCTACGTACCACACGACAAGACGCCAAATTTTGCATACATGATATCTCACGAAGAATGTGGACGACTGATATATGCGACAGACTTCTCATATTTGCCGTTCACATTCAAGAACATGAGAATAAATCACTTCCTTATAGAATGCAATCATCTGGACGAATCGCCAGAACAGGATTCGTTTAAGTTTGAGCACTCCGTCCGGGGGCACAGCAGCTTATCTACTGTAAAAGAGATTATCCGAGTGAACAAGACCGCTTCGCTCAGAACCATAACGCTATGTCACCTGTCAGAGGGATGGGGAAATCCGGAAGTGATGCAGAAAGAGATACAGGACGTTGCCGGAGATGATGTTCTGGTGCAGATTGCAAGACCAGGACTGGATGTTGATTTGAATTTATGCCCGTTTTGAAAGGAGAAAGAAATGAAAATTTGGACAGAAGAAGAACTTATTAACGACGGAAACAGATTAAGAAATGCTGAAATTACAAATGTATCATTAAATTTCAAAGATCACGGAGTACTTACCCTTGACCTCGCTCTTTCTGGCGGTGGATGGGGAGTTGTATTCGGAGGATATGTTTTAGGACATGGTTACCTTGGCTCGGAAAACTTTAAAGGTTCAAAGGCAGGGCTTGAAGCGATTATGAGAATCATGGACGTTGTTGGCGTAGATGACCTGATAGAAATGAAAGGAAAGCATGTTAGAGTTGCTACGAAAGGACTTGGACATTCAGTGAAAATTATTGGAAATTTCATTAAAGATGAATGGTTCGATTATGAAAGTTTCTTCAAAGATGAGAAGCCACCATTTGTGGAGGAGTAAATATGGTATCAACAAATTTAAAAGACTGGAAAGAAGTCACCAAAGGCATTTTCAGATATGTAATATCTGCAAATGCTGCATACGAAATCCATATTAATTATTGGAATATGGAAACAGATATTCTGACCGCATACGCAAGTCTATATATTGTCGGGGATTGGCGCTCAAATGATGGTAAAAATACCAGAGAAAGAGAATGCTTGCTTGAGTCAGGACCGGTTATGGATTGCCTTGGTGAGGCTGTAGAGGATGATAGAGAGAATAACAGTTAAATAAAAAAGCACCGACTATTTATCGGCACTTTTTACAAAATCTTGGAGAATGGTAATAACCAGATTATTAAAACTTCTGTTCTCCTGCTTGGCAATCTGCTCAAGCTGTTCTTTAAGCTGTATCGGAAACGTGATGTTAGTTCTGGTTTTATCAGATTTGATAGTCATGTGAAATCCCTCCCTTGTTTTTAGAACATTGTAGCATTTTTGTCTGTCGGTGTCAATCAGATACCAAAGTGGTATCATTTTTATCTTGCAATGCAGGTATCGAAATGGTATCATAATGGTATCAAAAACACACCGAAAATGAATCGAGGTGATAAGTTTTTAATAATGAAAAAAATAAATTACAGACAAATTTATATGA